ATCAATACTGTATTTTCATGTGCAATAATGTTTGCTAAGTCAACAAATTGTAATTTTTTATCTAGTTTGTCTAACAACATAACGTCTTGTATATTGTATTCACAAAACTTTAGGAAGTCATGATTGTAAAGTCTATCCAAACTACCTTCATATGGAACTTTCTTTTCCCCTACTTCCATCTCACCAATATAGTCTAATCTGTAACTGTGTCTTTCTTCATAGTTGTATTTTCTATAAAGCTCTAAGTAGTCTAAATGTATTCTGCCTACTAAGTCATAAGTAGCAACTTCACTACCAAACTTTTCATACTCTCTTCTTTTAGGCAGTTTTTTCATTAGACACATACGTCTTGTTTCTGCTTTACCTAATGTTTTAGTAATCCTGTTTATAGTATAAGGAATATCATATCCTTCACTGTTCCAGCCACTTAGTACATCTGCATCTTCTATAATGTCTAAAAATGTATCTAACATTTCTTTTTCTGTTTTAAACAACATAACTTCAGGCAACTCTTTTACAACTTCCTGTGCCTGTTCCCAACTTAAAGTTTTAGGAGGAACTGCTAAACATATCATTGCATCCATCCACTGCAAGTAAACACCTATTGCTGTTATGGGAGTAAATGGATCAGAGGGACTACTATAACCACGTTGTGGATCAAAGTCTACTTCAATATCAAAAAATGCTACATTTAAATCAGGAGCATCAGCACCGTTATAATGTTCTGCTAATACTTTATTAAGAGGCCTTATGTCGCTCTCGAATGTTTTATTACTGCTATGTATACCTAAGTTCTTTTTAAAGTCCTTTATGTTAGCACACCTTAGCTCAGTTACAGGGTCTCCGTAAATGCTTCTGTGTTTACCATTAGGATCTGAATAATAAAAATTATGTGTGGGACTTATTTCTTTTATAATACGTTTGCCATCAATACGCTCAACGACAGTAACAATGTCCTTGCCTTGATCATAAAATGCGTCAACGTAACTCATAGATGTGCTATCCTCATACTGTAATTATACAGTAATAGTGGTTAAAAGTCAATTAATTAAAGTGTTTTTCCGACTGATTCCAAAATTGTTTCTAGTTCGTCAAATTTGTCGAACTCATCTTGGAACTTAGCCTTATGAGCAACTTTTACTGCCTTCATTAAAACTCCAGGCTTGAGGTCCATTTCCTCTGCTATTGCTTTAACAGTTTCTCGAAGTCCTACGTTAAGAGCGTCTACTTCATGGAGAACAGTATCACCTTCGTTGATAAGTTTTTTAAGTCTTGCGATTTCTTCTTGATTGAATGTTTTATTAAATGCCATTTGTGTTTATATCCTGTATACCAATATTTATTTGTAATGGTTCTATTATAACAGATCTTCCGGCGGTGTCAACATTTATTTCAAATACACCTTTAATTCCTGGAAATTGTTCAAAGGATATAACATTTAGTATTGCACTATCTGTTATTTGTTGATTGGTTTGCTTGTCGTAAGCAACGAATTCGTTGCCATTAAAATGAACTTCTACTAGCACTAAACTTCTACTGATGCCTCAAATGTAAATTTAATATCTGGAAACTCTTCAAAAAGTTCTTCTGATATTTCATCACCCTCATCTGCATCTATTTCATCCTGCAAAATAATTTCGTATATAAACATATCACCATCGTCATCTTCGCTGGTGTATGCCATAACTTCGATACCTACTTTTGCTTTTTCTTCATCGTAAGCAATTAGTAATTTAGTTGGAACAACACTTTGCACAATATCAAAATATACAATAACGTCCTCATCGCTGAGTTCTTCTCGTGTCAACATTCTTGCAAAGTGTTTAATAAACATTAAAATATCCAAAGCAGAATAGCCATTGTAACCATTCCCTTAATCCAACTGATCCAAGCAACGGTATATGTAGATAAGTTATACTTTTCAATAAAGTCTAACGTATAATCTTTATGCCATTCTTTTAATTCTTTCATAATTCTTACTGTTTGCTAAAGGCTTTTCCTGCCTCACTAATACCAAATGAACCTAAAGTTACTACAACAAATGATGTGTATATTGTATCAGATATTTTTAAATCCATATCCCAAAATGCTGTAATTAAATCACATGCACCAAATACAACCATTAATCCAAAACTCATAAAACCAATTATTGCCTTCTCATTGATGTCATTTTCATCTCTAAATAATGCACCAAAAGAAAACCTTTCTACTGGTTTAGCGGCCGCAGTTGCTATCGCTAATTCTTTTCTGAGATTATTCATCTCGTTAATCTTGTCTTGTGCCTCATCAACTTTCAAGACAAGTTCTGTATATTTTTCCAAGTCAACTTGTACGTTGCCTTTTCCTTCTACCTCTGCCATAGTTTACTCCTTCTATGTGTGTCTACCACATACTATTTATCAGAAGTTTGGCCTCTCAGGCAGGATTCGAACCTGCGACCCACGGCTTAGAAGGCCGTTGCTCTATCCTGCTGAGCTACTGAGAGGTTATCAAGGGAAAACCTCCTAAATATTAAAATATTAGGAGGTCCTTTCTATACTCGCTGTTTTAACATTGTCGCCAGCATCCGACACGCAAATTATGGTTTTTAGTTTTAAGAGTCTCTAAACCACCGGGCACCCGGGAAATCGCTCTATAGTAAATTATTTTCCTTCTTCAACAAATTTAATTCGATTTATTACAGTTTCAAATCCAGCATGATATTTACCTTTAGATTGTCCTTTTACAAAACCTTCAACTGTAATTTCTTTGCCTGGTGCAATTTTTTTGTCTGTAAAGAACTTTAAAATATGCTGATTTTTTACACTACAGGTAACAATATAACTCATAGTTCTTGGTATATACCTAGTAAACTCTACAGTAGCATCAATTTTTTCCCTAGTGTGTAGTTTACCAATTTTTTCACTAGTTCTGGATAATTCCATTTCTCTATCAGTCCAAGTATCCTGATCTACTTTATTTAGATATACTTTAGGTAAACTAGCGGCTATGCCTAATTTATCCTTGGCAATTTCAGGAGAACTTACTAACTTAAGAACATTGCTCTCAAATTCTGTTAAAGTTCTTTCTAATGCTTTAAAACTTAACCCTGCAAGATACTCTTTAACTTCAGTTGCAGTAGTTTTATCTTCTTCTATGACTTTAAATTTTTTATCTGTAAAAAAATAATTGTATAGTAAGTCACTATTACATGTCGTTTTTTCAAACTTTTTATCGAACCTTACTTGGTCCTTTTTAATGAAGCCCTCATTTATTCTGTGAGCGGCACAACTGACTGCTAGTACTTCATCAATTGGAAATTTTTGCATTTTTTCTACTCCTTTACCTAATTACAGTATATATTATAGCAAATCTTTAAACTTTGTCAAGTGTTTATTCATAAAAATACCCCCAAAAAAGGAGGTATTTTATATTTTCTAATCTTATTAGAATGATTTGGATAAAGAAAATACTATTGTATCTTCGTCCATCATTCCTGAATCACTGTCAGCAGTAAAGTCTACATAAGCAATACCACCTTCAAGACCCATTGGAAGATCAAAAGACTTAGAGATACGCAAGTTGTCACCAACTTCGTCCCACATACCAAATGAAACGTCAACACCCATTACTGAATATCCTAGTTCTAAATAGTCTGTGTAGTCATCTTGACCCATGTAATATTCTACTGAAACACCCATGACTGATTTGCTGACAAATATTTCGCCGCCATCTAAATCTGCATCACCGTTGTAACTGTAGTCAATATATCCTACTGTCCAATCACCGTTAGACCAACCGCCATACAAATCAGTTTCTAAGTCTGATCCGTCTGCTAAGTCGATTTGTCCAACCCATGCGCCGAGCATAAATCCGCTTTCGCCAAACGTATGATTGTAATCTACCCATGCTGAGTGACTACCGTCTGTTTGTGATACACCTCTAAATAGATAATCAGAATCTAGTCCAACACTGACTCCTGCAAATGCTGGTACTGACATAACTGACAATATTGCAACTGCTAGAGTTGATTTTAATAATTTAAACATTTAGTTCTCCATATATTAATTAAAGTAATATTTATTATGGATAATTTACCTAAAAGGTATTATTGGATGGTACTTATATTTATCTTTATTTTGAGGTAATATATTGATGTATTTGTTCCCAATTCTTAACGACAGTACCTTCGACAGGCGTTTCCATGTTGTGACCATGCTCCATTAGTATGCCTTTAAGCCCAACATAAACACCAGCCATTAAGTTTTCTGGTTTATCTTCTATCCAGTATGCACCAGGATATTTGTGTCCATAGTCTGCAAGTATCTCATCTTTATCTGCACCTGTATCTAAACATACAACTTCTATAAAGGCATCGCCCATTAATTTTTTAAGATTTCTTTCTCTTAGTTCTTTTGCATAAGGATCTAAACTAAGACTAGTAAGAGCAATAAATTTATAACCATACTTTTCATGTAGCAAGTTAATATACCATTGTGCGTCTCTGAGTGGAGGTAAAAATCCTATTGCGGCACTTTCATTAAACTGCTTGATTAAACTACGACTAGTTTCTTTTGTAATACCATATCTGGTACCTACATCATATACAAACTGATAGCCTTCAGTTAAATTATGTCCGTGATGTTGCATCCAGACATTAAATCCTTCTTCCCAATCTAATACTACACCATCTATGTCTGTGAGTATAACTTTATCTTTTTTCATACCGTTCTCCTAGTTACAATACTATTATACTGGTTTTCATACGAATGTCAAGCAATATAAGGTAAATAGTAGTATGGCAGTTAAAAAGACGACAGTATTTCCAGACTATGTATTTGAAACTCAGATAGAGGTTCCTAAAGAGTTAAATAGGCAAATCCAGGACAGCCTAAAACTTAATAAAGAATCCGGTATCACAACTGAGACAGTTTATGGATGGTTTACTAACAAACAATTTCCATGTGAAGGTGTTATAGGAAATATAGCAAATTTATTAGCAACTAATTTTGTTTCAAATGTAGTACAACACTTTGACTTACAAGTTGCTAGAGATATAAATTTACTTAATCCTTGGATTATTTCAACTAATCCTCACCACTCTTTCCCTACTACAATAGAGCATCAAAGATGGTACAATGCTGGAATATACCTACAAACAACAAACAAAGGCAGTCATTTAAAATTAGATAATTATACATCTAAAATATATGCCAGTCAAAACACACAAGAAACGTCACACTTTATTAAACCCAAACAGTTTAAAGTAATATACTGGCCTAGTCATATACCCTGGAGTTTAACTCCTAATATGTCAATGGTTGAAACAACCATGCTTATATGCTCGTTCAGAGCAGACGCTCAGAAATAAAACTCAAAAAAAGGGCAGTAAAAAACTGCCCTTTAAAGTTACTCCCTACCCTAGGTTATATTAAACCCAGTTGTAGTGAACTGAAGCCACTGCCGCACCGGCTGAAGGAGCCACTGCGTTATCACTTGCGTCAAAGAATGCTAACGTTACCGCCGCATTTTTTGTAAGTGCTATGTCGCCATCTAGTTCTATAATATAGTTACCTACTGTAGCCGCATCTGCGTCTGCTTTAGCAACAAGTGTACTACCTGAACCAGCATTTTCTTTAATAGTAATGTAATTAATACTGTTACCACTAAATGCTGTGCTGACTTTGATTACTATCTTTTCTGCATAATATGTTCTGCTAGAAACGTTAGGGACAGTACCAATTGAAGCCGTTGTTGCTCCACTTGTTATTGCCGCTCTTAGTAATAGTCCGTCACCACCATTGTTTTCAACATAGTCAACAACTGCCGCTGAAGTTGGAATAGTAGTATCATTATCGTTATTACTAATTCCGTCTGCTTCATCAACAAATTTAGTAACAGCAATGCTCTCACCTGAATCTGTTAATGTACCAAAACTTACAGCACCACTAATTGTAGCACTTGTACCAATGAATCCAGCCGCTTCAAAATCAGTTGCCGCTAGTGTTAAATCACCAGCAGTTGATCCGTCTGCAGTTGTAGTCGCCGCTACAAATCTATCAACGTTTTGATCCCATCCTAAGAAACCGTTGTTACCATCTGTTCCTCTTTCATATATGTGACCAATGTCATTAGGGTTAGCACCAGTTAATCCACTTTGTAGTGTAATTAAGGTGTCAGTTATAGTTGTGTTAGTTGAATTAACACTAGTTTGTGTACCACTAACTGTTAAGTTACCACCAACTGTTACATCACCTGATGTAGCAATAGTTGTAACACCTGTTAATGCACCACTGTTAATACTTGCTACGCCATCAGTTAATGTACCTGCTGATACTTGTCCTGAGAAAGTACCTGCTGTCATTCCTGATAATGTTGCGTCTAGGTTTACTGTTAATGTGTTACTTGAACCTGCAGTAGTAATGTTAGTACCACCTGCGATGTCAAGGACTTCACTGTCAAGATCAATACTTAATGCACCACCTGAGTCGCCTTGGAAGTCCAAGTCGGCCGCTGTTGCTACTGAGTCAACGTATGCTTTAACAGATTGCTGTGTTGGGATAAGTGTAGCACTATCTGATGCCATGTTATCTTCATCTACAAAACCTGTAGCAGTAATTGAACCGTCGCTTAGTGAACCAAATTGTACAGTTCCTGAAGCAGTAACGTTTGTTACTCCTGTTAGGGCACCTGAGTTGATACTTGCTACACCATCACTTAATGTTGTTGCAGTTAAACTTGTTAAGCCACTTACTGAACTTGCTAGTCCAACAGCAATAGTATTATTACTAACTGTTGTTGTAGTTTCGTTTGAAGTACCTATAAAGTTTAATGTATCAGTTCCTACTCTTACAACGTCATCTGAACCACTGTCAGCACCGATTGTTAAATCTGAGCTAATAGCCGCTGTTCCGGCCGCTGTTAAACGTCCTTGTGCGTCAACTGTAAAAGTTGGAATTGCTGTTGCACTACCATATGAACCTGCACTAACGGCAGTATCGTCAAGGTTTACAGTTAAAGTATCAGTAGCCGTAGTTACTGTTGTTATTCCTGTTCCACCTGCGATGTCAACTGTGTCTCCACCGTCAACTGTTTGCGTACCACTATCACCTGTTAATGTCCAAGAAGTAGAGATAGAGGCTGTAGAGGCTCCTGTAATCCTACCTTGAGCATCAATTGCCAATACTGGAATTGCTGTACTACTACCATAGTTACCAGCCGATACTGCTGTATCGTCTAGGCTCACAGTTAAAGTTTGTCCTGAACCGACTGTTGAAAGTCCTGTTCCACCAGCAATGTCTAGCACTTGTGAATCAAGGTCTACACTCAATGCACCACCTGAATCTCCTTGGAAATCTAGGTCTTGTGCAGTAATTTGAGCATCAACGTATGCTTTTACTGATTGCTGTGTAGGTATTTTAGTTGCAGAGTTTGAGGACATATTGTCTTCATCTGCAAATGTTACACCTGAGATTGTTCCATCACTAAATGATGTACCTTCTACTGCACCAAATTTAACAGCACCTGCACTACCAGTAATTACTGATGAGTTGTCTGTTGCATCTGGAATATATGTAAATACGCCTGTACCTTCGTCCATACCAAAGAAACCAGTTTTTGCTGATCCATCGTTATGTAGATAAGTAACACCTCTGTCTAAGTTATCGTTAGTATTTGAACCTACTTGGAAAAGTGGGTCTGCAATAGTAACAACTGTAGAATCTGTAGTTGTTTGCGTACCTGTAACTGTTAAGTTACCGTTAATTGTAACTGTAGCCGCTGTAATGTCATCTGATAAGAAACTACCAGTAACACTTAGGTTATTACCTATTGTTACGTCGTTAGGTAAACCTAAAGTTACTTTAACGTCTGTTCCGTCTTTAGTAACTGCTGTTTCTATTTCATTTGCTGTACCCAAGAACTGTAAATCATCTGCTGATAAATCTACGTTTTGTGTTCCTGAATCACCGTCTACTGTTAATGCTGTTACGATACTTGCTGTAGTTACTGCTGTAACTAAACCTTTAGCATTAACTGTAACAACTGGAATGGCAGATGCTCCACCAAATGTTCCAACGTTACTGTTTACTGTTGCTAAAGTACCAGCACCTGTTACATTACCTGTACCATCAAACGCCGCTGATGTCCATGTCATGTCACCTGTCATACCGATTGTTCTACCGGTTGCTAGTGCTGTTGCTGTATCTGAATTTCCTGTTAAGTCACCGGTAAATCCACCGGTTGCTTGAATTGTTGTTCCTGTGATCGCCGCCGCAGAGTTGGCTCCAATAATAGTACCATCAATGGCACCGCCATCAATGTTTACTGAATTACTGGCCTGTACTGCTAAGTTACCAAGTCCTAAAGCCGTTCTTGCGTCAGAGGCCGATGTTGCACCTGTACCACCATTTGCAATTGGTAATGTACCACTTACATCTGCTGTTAGGGAAATCGATCCTGCCGACATAGTTCCGCTAGAAACTTTAATAACACCTGACGAACTACTGAAATCTTGTCCTGTACCACCGTATTGACTACTGATTGCACTACCATTCCAGGCTCCCGCCGTAACCGTTCCTAATCTTAAATCTTCAAGAGTAGATCCGTTACTTTGAGTTAGGTCAAATCTTCCGTTACCTGCGTCGTAAATTAAACGTCCGCCTGATTTGCCCATTTGTACATCAGCCGCTATACCTTTGATACCAAAGTTTTTAATATCAGCCATGTTGTATCTCCTAATACTTAATGTTCTAATTCGTTATCGATAACGTTTCGCTTTCGCTGAACGTTAGTAGTATTTATCTTATTTGGGAGTTTTTATTATACGTAGGTAAGTTTTACAGTTACGTTTCCAGCACTGGCATTGTAATGATTACAACGTGCTCGTATAAGTTGATCTTGAGTTTCTGATGCAGGGTAAACGTATTCTGGATTAACTATATACGCACCTGTTTCAGTTAGATCGTTATTAGGACTGTCACAATATGCATCAGGATCTGCTACAGTTCCAACTTCAATATTTGGCGAACCACCTGAGTGTCCTGTAAATTGTGTATGTACATCGACACTGATACTTTGTATTTTTCTGCCAGGAGATATGTTACCCATATTAGTAGTTGTACTTGTTCCAAATCCTCCAACAGGCATTGTAAATGTGACTGTTAATGTTTTAGCATCTACAGTTGAGCTGTCTTGGTCTGATATTTGTACCCATGCACTTCCGTCATACATGTATAGTCCCCATTCGCCATCACCTTTGTTAGTAACGTATGCTTGGTCGCCTGCCATGGCGGCTAAAGAATCTCTAGCAGTAATAGTTGCAACAAGTGTTGTACCACCTGTTCTAATACCCTGCTCTATGTTCATTGCTAGTGGGAACATACCAGTATGTCCACTTGATATACCAGTATTATTTCTAAAATGCTCTGTACTTTCGAAAATGTCTATTGGACCACCGTCTGATCTTGTGAGCTGTAATTTGTTTGTGCCTGGGCTTGGATTACTTAATGACATACCTGTTAAACTACTGCCTCCTGCAAATGGATTACCATTTGTATCTGAACTAACATTAGTAATAGTAATTGCATTACCGTTTACTTCTGAAAGTGTGAGTACAGTTGGTGTTGCTGTTACAGTTAGGTTAGCAATATTGGCCGCATTAATATCTATTGCCATGTCTTCAGGTGTTGATACACCTGCGTACTGTGATCCTGCTGTTGTAAAACTAACTTGGGTATCTCCTGAACCTGAATTAATATTAGCACTAAAGTTTACATACCCACCTGTTAGTCCATATATAGCAGTACTTGAATCACTAGTTATAGTGTTAGGGGTTGCTACTGATGAAGCAACAACAAATGTATTTGAAACTGCATTTATTTGACCTACCATTAATGATAAAGTAGCATTTGCTCCACTATTAGTGAACTGTACTGTTTTGCTATTAAGGGTAATAGTATGATCATGTGGAACACTAGGATCTGCCGCTGTTCCTGTTAATACAGTAGGCATAGCATCTTGTATTTTTAAAAATGCAATTTTACCTGTGTCTGTTGTTGACATTGCACCTGTACTACTTACATAAACATAGTCGCCTTGATTACCTGGTATTGTAGGGTCAAAATCTATAATTTGGTTGTTAGGTAATATCATAAACTGATTAGGTCCAGGTCCTGGTTCAGTTACAACACCTATCATTCTTGCCATTGTAGCCGTATTTGCTTTTGAGAAACCTGTACTACTTACAGAAACAATATCCCCTTTAGCAAATCCATGAGCTGTTTGTTCTAATACATAGTTAGTTTGTGGGTTTAAATATTCAAATCTACTTGCTAGTGTTGGATAAAAAGAAGAAGATACTGATGTTGGTAAGGGGTCTAACATTGGAATACCTTTCTCATTAAGTGAGAAAATAACTCCTGAACCGTTACTAGGAGCACCATTACCATTACTTGCTCTAAATGTATTATACCTTAACCAGTCTTCAACTATACAAGTTACTGATGTTGCAGTTTTTGATGATATAGAAATTATCTTCCAGCAGTCTCCACTACTTGCTACTGCTATCCAATCGCCAACAACTACGTCTAATCCGTTGTATTTAAAATCGTCTCGTGTTAAATGAGAACCATGTAACTGCTGAGTTACACTAAATGTAATTTCCCATCTGTAATATTTTTTAGTGCCTTTATCTGAGGACCATAAGTCTCCAGAGCCGTTTGCATGATCCCAATAAGCATGGCCATAAATTGAAGAAATACTTGTTTCAAGTACCTTGTTAGGTACGTTAAGCTCTATTTGGGAGGATTTATAGTTACTTAATGCCATAACTTATCCTTAATCGTATATCACAAATTGTATCCAGGCATGGGTTGTAGTACCAAATCCACCTCTAGCCGCACCTGTTTCTGTTTCTCTTAATCTTAATTTTAAGGAAATACTTGATGAGCCACTAAACAATGTAGGTGAACCACTAGAACCACCACCTGCTATTTCTCTTAAAGCCATTGTAGTTTCTAAAGGTACTGCATAATATTTGTTATTAGTATGATCGTAACCATATATCATTATACTTGCTGGTGGATAATTTATTGAGCTATCAAAATTAATAGTAACATCTCCACCAGTTGCACTATCAATATTAACACTACTAATTAAACTTGTTTTGTCTGATGTGCCTGATAAATTTCCATTACTTGCGTAACTGAGTTTAAATCTTTGTATAGGTACACCACCGCCACCGCCACCACCAACAGTATTATCAGTTGCTGGTGCCCATGCACTTCCATTCCATTTTAGAACTTGTCCACTGCTTGGACTTGATGCTGATACATCTGTTAACCCATTTAGTGTTGTGGCTCCACCGCCACCACCTGCTAACAATGATGTTAAGTCTACATTACCACTTTGGCCTGTTAAACTAATAACGTTGCCACTTATGGATAATACTTGACTATCTGTTTCTGATTTTAAATATGGCGCCAATGTTGATGTTAGATCAACATTACCTGATTGTCCAGATAAACTAATTACGTTACCTGAAATTGTTAAATCTTGAGCGTCAGTATCTGTTTTACTGTATGGTGCCAACATAGTAGTTAAATCTACTGTGTCGTTGTTACCACTAATTGTAATAACATTACCTGAAACACTTAATGTTTGGTCTACTGCACCTGCGGCTCCATCGGCTCCATCTGATCCATTTGATCCTGCCGGTCCTTGTGGGCCAGTTGCACCTGTTGGCCCTGCTGGTCCAGTTGCACCTGTGGCACCTACGGCACCTAGTACATTACCTGCATTTACAGTTGAACTATCTGCTAAAGTTATAACTAAATCGCCTGAGCCAGTTACAGTTGCTGAACTTACACCGGCATTACCATCGCCTTGTATACCTTGTATACCTTGAGCACCTTGAACGCCTTGAACACCTTGTGGACCCTGAGCACCTGTATCACCTTGTACCCCCTGAGGACCTGCAACACTACCAACATCTTGTGTTGATGTGTTACTGTATGTTAATAATAAATTTCCACCACTTACAGTTGCGGTAGTTACACCATTACCTGTAGCACCTTGAGGACCTGTAGCACCTTGAGAACCAGTTGGTCCTTGAGCACCTAGTCCTGAAAGATCTAAAGTTGTGCCATCGTATGTAAAGTTACTGCCACTTAATGATATAACCGGTCTTGTCTGTAAGTCGCTGTATGTACCAGTAAATGCTACGGTACTTAATTCTGTATTACTGTTGTTTAATGCATTGGCTACTTCTGCCAAACTGTCTAAGTTTACATTAGCACCGCCTATTAATGTGTTGACTTCTGCGTCAACATAGGCTTTCATATTTGTATTTGCTGTTGCTACATCTGTAGATGTTGGTATTTTATTCCAACTACCACTGTGTGCAAAGTACATGGCACCGTCGGCATGTGAGTGTGCAATAGCACCATGGTATGTTGATGCATTAGGGAAATCATTTTGGTTTGCATATAAGAACTGTGTCTTACCTAAATCTACAGTACTTGAGCTTCCGCTAATTGTTAATATATTTGCACTAACACTTAATGTTTGTTCTAATGATGATAGGGTTACCATATTACCATTAGTAATTGATAACTGCTTATTACTTGAGTTCCAACTTAATGCTTGTGAGTCACCATCATTTACCCAGGCATAGTCACTTCCGTTCCAACTTAATACCTGATTAGTACTTGCTTGGCTTCTATTTAAATGTGCATCTACACCTGCATTGTCTATTCCGCCACCTGCACCTGAAAGGGCAGTTGTTAAGTCAACACTACCGCCATTAACTAAACTAATGACATTACCTGATATACTTAAATCTTGTGTATCAGTATTTGTTGCTTTATTAGTCCAGGCATAATCACTTCCGTTCCAAGTCAATACTTGACCTAAACTTGCACTATTTTTATTTAAGTGAGCATCTACATCTGAAGTATTAAGGCTACCTGAAATGACTGGTGGTGTAAATGTAAACGTGCCGTTATTATCATATGTTAAACTTCCACTACCACTTGCACTTGCTGTATTTACAGTAAAGTCTGTTAAAGATACATTACTGCTACCGCCACCGCCACCGCCACTATTATCTGCAGGTTCAAATTTTGCTGTGGAATTATTCCATGCTAAAACTTGTCCATTTGTAATACCACCTGCATTAACATCACTAAAGTTGAGAATGCTCATTGCCTGTGCGGCCGCTACACTATTAAGTCCAAATGTAATTGTATCTGAATTGGCTGACGTTGTAATATTTACGCCTGTTCCTGATACGAGATTTAAGTCATCTTCTAATTTTTCTGCACTAACAGTTGTTTGTCCTGAAACATTAATGTTAGCAAAGCCTAAACTTGCATTACCTGAACCGCCACTTCCACTTACTGCTACAGTATCTACTGAACTTATTCTACCATAAGTATCAACTGTTATACGTGGAGCATGGGTTGTATTACCATATACACCTGCTGTAACACCAGTTGCTACTAGATTTAATACTGAGTTTGCTTTGTTGCCTGTACCACCAGTAACAGTAATCTGTCCTGATGTTCCAGCAATACTGTTTATATAGTCTGCTGTAAGGCTAGATGCCGCTGTTACTGTAATTTCAGTTGGTGTGACACCTGTAATTTGTCCTTTACTGTTTACTGTTATTACTGGTGTATGGGTTGCGTTACCATGAACTGCCGCAACATTTGATGCATCTGCCACATCGGCAATGTAAACACCATCAGCATTAGCAAGTAAACCACCGCCTGAACCTGCGGTAACATTTAAAGTTAATCCTGCTTTGTTAAGACCATTACCAGCACTATAAACATCTAAAGTTTGCGGACGGAATTTACCACTTGCTGTATAAACAAGTGTTTGTCCTACTTGAGGGGTATAAGCACCAGTAGTTTCAATATCAGTCAGTGTATCTGTTGATATATCATATTGAGCAATTTCTAAATTGCCTGTTGGTCTTACTCGTAAAAACTTACCAGCATTTAAAGTGGTAATGTCTACGTCGCTTAATGTTATAAATGTATTTGCAAATGACATCCAATCTTGTCCTAATAATGTATTGTATTACACTATTTATCAGATTAGGCCGATAAAATTACTTTGCTTATAGATCCGTATGAGGTATCGTATGTAGTTCCGTCTCCAACGTGGGCTCTATCCATTCTGACTCTTAAATATGTAAAGTTTCCTCTGAATGTATATGCTTCTGCGCCGTCGCCTGGATTGTTACTATTGAACTGAACGTAACTTAGTCCTGCTGAAAACTCAGTTCCATTAGTTACTTCGGGTTTGATGCCGAACCAGTCAGTTTCGGCAGGGTCTGTAGACAAAGTTGCCTCTACATGGAACCTGCCTATAAATTGATTGTAAACTGCTTGAATAGTATGCCAGCCATCAGAATAGCCATAAAAGGAATCTCCTTTTACATTGTTACTAGTCTCACTCATCTTTGTACCAGTTGAGCCCAGTATGTTGACACTTCTTCTGTTTACAGCCATTAAAAAATCCTCTAAATAATAATACTATTTATCACCTAGACGTTTTCTAATCTCTCCATTAGTCGTTCAGCACGGTTAGTAACTTGCTTATGCCATCTGCTGTCTCTACCTTCTACTGCGGCAGTTTTCCAATCACCTTCAACAATTCCGGCATGCATTTTCTTAAACTTACTAAGTCTTGTACGACCCATGTTAAACATCATGTTAACCAGGATTTGCTGGACTTCGTCGGGTAAGTCTCCAAATACCCCTTCTTCGTATAGCAACTCACACTCACTGATTGCTGTGTCGAGGTCTTTTTCGAAACATTCCTTGACTCTGTCTTCGTCAACTGGCGTCCCAACCTCTTGTCCATATTCTGGATCTGACTCGAGGACGAGATGGCCGACACCAAATGTTGGGTAGCCAAGATGGTCGTGGTAGATTTCATTTACTACTCCTTCGTCTATTTTAAGTTGTTCAAATACCGCTTCGCGATCTAATTTTGTATCTTTTCCAAAAAACATTATTTCTCCAATAATTTTACTTTTTGTACCTTATCTATATAATCACCATAACTTAATTTTAAGAAAGGGTAACCTTTATCATACTCTTCTTGTGTGACCCACAAATAATTTTGGTACCAATTGTTTGTGTAACTATCAAATAATCTATAGCCGGCAAAACTTCCTTCTATAAATTCCCTAATATCCTTTCCTATATTCTTATCCATACCATAACTTCTATGAAATGATATCTTAATAGGATATTTTCCGTACCAGTATTTATTCCTATATACATACTCTGTGTTTGAATCCAGAAGTCCTTTTAGATGATCTTCATCAATGGGAGCAGTAATAAAATTTAAATAATCTGTGTGCTGATACCTATCTATAACGTTGTCTAATACATCTTTGTTATGTAAATAAACATTAATTGACTTTGCTGTATTTTGTATTCTGTAATGCCATGTATATTGATTTAATGTTCTATATAAGTCGCTAAGGAAAACAATATCATAATGAAACATGTTACCTTCAAAACTTAACTTATACTGAAAGTCGCTGTAGTAGATTTTATCACTTGCAGTTACATCATAACCACGATAGGTCTTCCCTAATGGTTCACATGAACCTTTATTATAAAATCTGTCGTATTGCATTATAGTACAAATGTATATTCGTCATCTTGTATATCAATAAGTATATCTCTATTTGTAATATTCTCAAATAAGATTTTTTTACTTAATGGCTTTTTAACCTTGTCCTCAAATACTCTTTTAAGAGGCCTTGCACCCATGCTAGGCTTATATCCATCTTTTGCTAATTTTTCTCTACATGTATCTGAAATAGATATTGTTACACTACTTTCGTTTTCACTAAGCAGTTCATTAGTTTCTTTTACAAGCCTATCAACAATTAGTAACATAAGCTCTATTGCTAGTTTATTAAATTGTATTGTGGCATCTAGCCTGTTTCTAAATTCAGGAGAGAAGAATTTCTCAACTGCCTTGTCTACTGCTTTTAGTTTTGTTTGGTCGCCAAATCCTATTTTAAGTCCTTCAGCATCTGTGGCACCCAAGTTAGATGTCATTAGCAATATAACATTACTAAAGTCTACTTCCTTACCTGTGCTACCTGTAAGTCTACCATCGTCCATTACTTGTAGCAATACTTGTAATACTTCTGGTGCGGCTTTTTCAACTTCGTCTAATAGCAACACACAGTTAGGATTTTCTTCTACTTCTGCAAGTAGTAAACCTTGTCCTAGTTTACCCTCAGCATGTCCTACATATCCTGGAGGAGCACCTATAAGTTTACTAACACTATGTTTTTCCATGTACTCTGACATATCAAACTTAACTAGTTTACATTCTAATTCATTAGCAAGTGTTTTAGCAGTTTCAGTTTTACCTGTACCTGTAGGTCCTACTAATAAGAAACTACCAATTGGTTTATTTTTCTCTCTGAGTCCTGACTTACTAACCACAATATTTTCTACAATTTTATCTACTGCTTCATTTTGTCCAAACACAACCTTTTTAATTCTGGCATCTAAGTTTTTATATGTATCAATACTTTCTATATCAATAACATCAGCACCAACATTTGATATTTTACTAATAACATGTATAACATCTTTAAGTGTAACATCGTCCTCGCCACGTAACTTAACTCTGGCTCCTGCGGCGTCTACTACATCTAATGCTTTGTCTGGGAAGGCTTTGTTCTTAATATATCTGTGACATAAGTCTACTGACTTCTCTAATATATCTTGGCTGTATTTAACTTTGTGGAAGTCTTCATAATAACTATTAAGTCCTTTTACAATCTCTTTTGTGTCCTCAACATTTGTTTCTAGTATATCTAATTTAGCAAACCTACGCATTAATGCTCTGTCCTTCTCAAAACTATCTGCAAATTCGTCTGGCGTTGTTGCACCTATTGTAAGCAATCTGCCTTTGCCTAACACAGGTTTAATCATATTGGCAATGTCTACACTACTGCTACCAGCACTACCGGCACCCATAATCATATGTATTTCATCAATAAACAAAATAGCATTAGGACTAGCCTCTAATGTTTCAAGTACTGTCTTGAACCTCTCCTCAAAGTCTCCTCTGTATCTAGTACCAGCAAGTAAGTCGCCTACTGCAAGGCTGTAAATAATTTTATTTTGTATAACATCAGGAACATCACCATCAACAATACGTTTAGCAAGACCCTCTGCTACTGCTGTCTTACCTGTACCAGGCTCCCCAACTAATACTACATTATTCTTTTTACGTCTTGCAAGTATGTGTACAAGTTCATCTACTTCTTCATGTCTGCCTATGAGGTTATCTATTCTATTTTTTTGTGCCTCGTCATTTAAGTTAGTTGTATATTCTTTAACTAACTCTGAACTTTTATCACTGTTATATTTGTGTTCTAAATAGTCTACAATAATATTTTTGTCTAATCCATTTAACTGGCAAAAGTAGGCGGCATGACAATTTTGTTCGCTTAAGATACTTAAGAACATATCTAATGGCTTAACTTCTTCTCTGCCACTAAAAATTACCTGTGCTAATGCACGTTGAATTATTCTTTCTGTTGAAGCAGTTTTTTTAGGTTCCCCTTTTACTCCATGTTCATTTTCTAATCCATTAAGTTCAGGATCATCTAAATAATGATTTAAATCTTCTACAATATTATTTAAATCTACACTTAGCTCTTTTACTAGTTCAGCAATGTCTTCATTTTCCAAAAGACAAAACATGATATGTTCTAGTGTAACATATTCGTGGCCTTTATCCTTTGCAAAAGTTACTGCGTTTTGGATTATGTTATCTATATATTTGCTTTCCATAAATGTTTCTTTGTTTTATTTTATTTAAAGTTTCAATGTCTTTAGTATTAGTTATAGTGGGTACATCTAGTTCCAATATAATATATAAGTCACCAACCATGCCGTATTCAGGTATTTTCATACCTAAACCACCCATTTTAAGTCTAGAGCCATGAACTGTTCCTGCTGGAACTTTCAGTTCATACTTTCTGCTATCAACATGTGTAACAGTAATAGTACAACCTGTCATGGCATCAATGGCATTTATATTTTGCCTATAAAATAGATGCTCTCTATCTCGACCCCAATTATTAGGAAACTCTATATGTAGCCTAACAATTAAGTCACCTGGCGGGAGTTCGGTGTTCCTGACTGGACCTTTACCTGCTAATCGCAATTTGGTTCCATCAGCAACACCCTGAGGCACATTTACTTCATAACTACCATACCCTGTGTTTACAACTATGGTAGTTCCAGTATATGCTTGTAACAAAGTTACGCCTACATCAACTAAACCGTCAGGATTTTTGGGTTGGGTTCTGTATGCATTATGCCTCCTGTTACCAAATATATCACCAAATATATCTGCAAAGGGACTATTACCAAAACCTTGCCCTAATCCTTCAAAGGGATTAGGATTATCATACTGTTCACGTTTGCTTGGATCACTTAGTGTCTCGTATGCCTCCTGCACCACTTTAAATTGTTCTGGGTCTCCACCTTTATCAGGATGATGCTTACTTGCTAATTTGCGAAAAGCCTTCTTAATATCCTGCTGATTGGCGTCTTTGCTTACGCCAAGTGTTTGGTAGTGATCCATAGGTTAATTATACAGTGATTTGTATTGTAAGTCAATCTGGTTTTACCAGTTTAATTATCTTTTGTTGAGTACTTGTCTAAGAAAGCAGACAAGGAAGATTTTGTTTCGGCTTTAGTCTGTTCGCCTTCGTAATACTTTTTGTATTGCTCTACTTGGAATCTAAGTTGTTCAATTTTTTTATTACTTAAAGCCATATTATATTGCAACTGTTCCCAACCTAAATCAGTAAACCCAAATATAACAGGATCTATACCCTGTTGTACTAGTCGCTCAAATACTTCTTTTTGTGTCTTGCTAGTAATAATTATTACTTCAATCTGTTCCATTTCCTCTACAGTAAGAGGTTTTAGATCAAGAGGCTGTCTTTCAACTTCAGTTGTAAATATCTCAATAGGCTTTACTCCCATACTGGAGCAACCGCTTACTAATATAATTGCTAATATGCCTACTAATATTCTCATAGTTCTTTGTAGTTAGGATTTGCAGATGCTGGACACATACTATTGTAACCAGGATCTGTTTTATTAACTACTGCTTTCTCATCTTCTGTTAATGGACTGCCTTGTGCAATCGCATTACATCTAATTTGATTATTAAAGTCATTATTTAATATACGCTCAACAGTTAATGGTCTAGAATTGGCAAGATCACCTAAATCACGTACTTTACCATCTGCATTTGTTTTATTGAATCTGGTTCTAACAAATTTAAGATCTTTTTCTAACTGAGCATTTTTCTTTTGTGTTTCCTCAAAAACCTTCTTTTGTGCTTCAAAGTCAGCAAGTTGTTGTGCCATTAATTTCTTTTGTTCTTCTATTCCGCCTTCTAGTTTGGCGTTATTGGCCTCCGAGATAGCCAGGTTGGCTTGGAGATTTTTGACATACATGAACCCACCGCCGGCTACGCCGAGGGCAACTAACATTAAAATTAATTTAATTTTGAACATTGTGCTTCTCTACTACTTCTAATAGTTGTTGCACAGTCTGTAAATCGAATGTTTCCTCTTCAGGAATGCTTATGTTAAGTTTATTTTCTATTTGCATTAAGACATCTACTACATCTAAATCATCTGCGCCTAAGTCATTAAGCATATTTGTTTCAGGTGTAAAGTCTTTATCTTGACCAAAGTGGCCTTTTAAAATGTCTATTACTGTGTCTTTCATTTTCTAACTCGCTTTTGCTATTAAAACATCTTTGTGTTCTGGATTGTACATCACAATATACTCATCAATTGGCAATGCTTTCATTTCACCTAGCATTGCATTGAGTTTTGCAAATGATACTTTATCAAAATCTGTTTTGATTGCACTTTCTGATATGCCCATCTCTGACATAATATCTGGACCATGTCCAAAGTTTACTATCTCAAATGATGCTACATCTCTACTGCCTCTGATATGCAACATATTATCATTTATGCCTGCTTCTAGAATATTGCTGGGCTTTAAAAATTCTAATATTTTACTGCTGTTATCTTGAGCTTGTTCTTCTAACCTTTGTTCTTCTTGTTTTTGTTCTGCTTCTAATTTTTGTGACATGAATTCATCCTTAGTAAGATAGTTTTCCGGATCTGTTTGTATATATCCAACTAGACTATCATCATGTAATGGTATCATTTCTTCACTTAGTGTGGTTGATACCTGCCAACTTAATTTACCTGACAATCTTTCTACTTCTCTAATAATCTCTTTGATAGTGTCTAATGACTTTTCGTTTCTATCTAATTCCATAAACACCATGTAGTAATTGTCTGGATTAGGATTAGGAGAAACTTCTACGTCTCTGATATCTATAACACTATTATTAATAAAATGATATAAGTCTTTAGCAGGTGCAGTCTCATTTAGATATAAACCTACAACCATAACATCCTGTGTTTCGCCTGTTTTAGGCTCAAACTCATCTATACTAACATTTTTTAGCATAGTGTGTTTTAGGTCTCCTTCTTTTAATGCCACGTTATAATCCCATATTCATTTGTTCTTGACCAACTTGTGCATTTGCATCTGTATCTTCCTGATCAATGTACTCATCTTCTTTTGCTTCAACATGTTGAGCACTAAACTCATCTACATATCTTCTTGGCATGTCTATACTGACTATCCAAACAGGTTCGCTGTCTGCTTTAGGTGTAAAACGTTGAGAGCCATCTGGTCTTGTTCCTACTTCAACATCATTAAAGTCTTTTACCCTACGTGGTGATTCTAACATATCTTTGTCATACTTAACTAAGCAATCTCTTGCAATTAATCGTTTAGCACCATCAGGGTCTGGCATTTCCTTATGTGGATATATTAATTTAACATTCACATAGTGTCTGCCTAAAGTAGGTCCTTCTAATACTTCTCCCTTATCCCAATTTTTAAAAGCATATAGATCTAATTCGTCTAATGTTTTCTCAAATTCCATAAGCATATCTAGTAAAGTATTAGATTTAGATACTTCTGTTATTTTATCGTTTAAAATTTTAACTGAAATTGTCATATTAGTATTTATCACCTGAATAAACTATTGTGTTATTAGAATGAACTCTATTGGTAAATAATATTGTAATCAATTACAGAATACATAATTTATGATAAACAACCATATAAAAAGTTGGCACACAGAAAAAGCAAACTACCGTGATAGGATTCCACCTAGCCACGGTTTTTTTATGGCTACAAGGAGGATAGAATGTCCAGAAAGGCTAGAAAGAAGAATTGTAACAAATATAGAAAACAAAAAGGAGGAGATTATTTGAGAGTAATACAAGGGGGAGCCCTGCAAAGACAGAGACAGAAGGAAGTTAAGATCGTACCTCGCAACTTCCACCAAGACGACTTACTTGGGTTAATAGAGGACAAAAACATCAACATAGTGTTTGCCACAGGACCAGCAGGTACGGGTAAAACATTCATATCAACTTTAGCAGGTATAAGAGGACTAAAAAACAACAAAATAGATAAATTTGTAGTAACTAGACCAGCAGTATCAGTAGATGAGCAACACGGCTTTTTGCCAGGCACATTACAAGAAAAAATGGCACCATGGACTAGACCTATAATGGACTGCTTTGAAGATTTTTATTCGCCAGACCAAATCGAATATATGTTAAATGATAATAAAATAGAAGTGGCACCGTTAGCCTATATGAGAGGACGAACGTTTAAAAACTCTTATATAATAGCAGACGAAATGCAAAATGCTACGGACAATCAAATGAAAATGTTATTGACTAGAATAGGTGACAATAGTAAATTGATTGTGACGGGAGACTTAGCTCAACATGAAAGAGGTTACGAGAGCAACGGTCTTAAATGTTTTATTGAACGTTTGACTAGATTAGGTTCGGATAGAATCAAAGTAGTACAATTTGAACACACGGATATCGAAAGACATCCAGTAGTTACGGAAGTTTTAAGATTATACGACGAAGCCTAAAGGCTATTCATTTGTAATTCAATCAACGTTGCTGAAAGATTAATTTCTGGGTCAGCACACAAACTGCTCTTGGCCATGCCATTTCGTATAATAACGACTGCTTGATCTTGTTGCTGTTCTGTGTTGCCCCACAGCTCTAAGTTCCTATACATAAACTTGTATATGTCATCATACTCTTCTGGCCTTGCTTGACTACAAATTAATGTTCTGGCATCTTTGTATTTGCCTGCCTTAAACATTTCTATAGCACTTAACATCCAGTCACTAGATGCTTTGTCTCCGTCCTGTGGACGTTGTAAAACGTTGTCTACCACGTTTTGTTGCACCAAGTTAATACTTTTACGCAAGTCAGGATAACTTGCTTGTACATAAGTGTCTAGTGTGTCTAAATCCATTTCCACACCCTCATCAATACAGATAGTTGCCAGCCTGGCAGTAAACTCATTTATGTCTAGTTTCTCAATATGGAAGCCTTGACACCTGCTATGTAATGCAGGAATAATTCTTTGTGGATAGTTACATGTTAATATAAATCTACAACTAGTGTGATACATTTCCATAACACCACGTAAAGCCGCCTGACCATTGGGAGTAATATAATCAGCCTCGTCTAAGAGAACGTATTTAATATCGCCAAACGGCATAGTGGATGAAAAGTTTGTAATTTTATTTCTGATAGTATCGACATTGTTTTCATTACTAGCATTTATTTCCAGTATGTCCATGTCATCTACTTCTAGTTCATTTAAAAGGACTTTGGCTAGTGTTGTTTTACCAGTTCCGGGAGCACCACTGAATAGTAAGTGTGGTAGTGCTCCTTCTTCGACCCAGCCACTCACCTGCTGGCGTTGGCCCTCATCTCGAAACACATAGGTACCTATGCTTGAGGGCCGATATTTCTCTGTCCAAAGTTCCTTCATAAATTAATTCCTATAAAAAACATTCCTATTCCTACACTTGCTAACACTATTACTTGTATCACTGACATGACAGCAATTTGTTTCATTGGATGTACTTTGTCTATAGAGCCTAATTGTTCAGCCTGTGTGGCTTTCATTTTGTTGTATTCGTTCAATGTATTACCTTTTTTGTTTCTTCTTTTAAATCTACTAGGAGAGCATCAACCTCTTCATCTGATAAC